ATAAGGTGTAGGATTGTAAATCCTGTCATAGCTGCCGACATTGCACTCCCCTTCCCCGGATTTGAGAAAGAGCTGCGGCTTACAGTTGAAAGTGATCGTTACTTCCCCATGCACAGCTCGTTCCTTTACATCCGGATCCAGTGCTGACTCAAAGACGCCAAGGCGATAGTATTCCGGGTGATATGAATCTTCCAGCCGATGGTAACCGATATCCGAAAGAAGCAGGGCATTGAAAGCATCGAAGTTGCGCTTCAGATTCTTCACAATGCCGCAGCGGTACGTAATATCCACATTTTTATATCGGTTGCCCAACTGTATCAGATCCCCATTTCTCCCCGGAACAGAGATTCTGGTAATATCTGGTTGAGGCCGCTTCCAGGTATCCTCCCCGGATACGATCAGTCCATAGTCCGTACTGATCATTCCGTTATACACAAACTCGTGCTTCATACGCCGTAAGCCGCCTTTCTTCTGGTGATGTTATTAGCCAGCCGGTACTCAATCTCATCTGCCAGTGCGCGGATATCCTGATTCTCGGTGGCATACAGATTGATGTTTACCCCGCCGTAGTTGATATTCGTATCTCCGCCTGCCATTCCGGACACAGCGTCCCGAATCATATCAAGCAGCGATTGTGTACCGACAACCGTTTCCGATCCTGCTTCGCCACCTGCCAGCAGAGAATTCCCCTTCATCCCGAATATGGTCGGAGAATTCAGGATCATGCCGTTTTCCATGGCCTTCTTGTACCAGGAAACAGAGAAGCTGGGAACGGAAACGGGATTCAATGAAAAATGCCCCCAAACATTTACATGCGGCAGTCGCAAATATGGGAGCGACCAGGAGAAATTGAAAGCGCCGCGCATCCGATTGATAGCGTTCTGCACAGCGTTTGCCGCGTTGTTCATGCTGTAGCTTGCGTTGTTAGCCACACTGCTGAAATTCCAGGATGCTGTGCTGCTGATGGAACTCAGCCCGCTGCTTACGCTGCTCTGCATTCCACTGACAGCCGAGCTGACCGTATTCCTGATGTTTGACCAGACAGAAAGCGCATTGGAATACGTTCCATTGTTCGCGTTGGTCGCGCTTGACTGTATGGAACTCCAGCTGCTCTGAAGACTCGAGCTCAGGCCGGACATTGTGGTCGTAATTGATGTTTTTATGCTTGACCAGGAAGTCTGAATTGATGAAGAAAGCGATGAAAGCGTTGAAGAGACGCTGGATTGGATAGAGGTCCAACTGGTCGTTATGCTGGTCTGAATCCCCTGACAAGCAGTCGATATGCTGGTCTTGATCTGTGTCCAGGATGTATTCACGCTCGTGACAATCGATGTTGACGTAGTCTGGATGGACGTTTGGATTCCTTTCCAGCTTGTATCGATTTGTGTCTTCAGCGCATTTACCGTGTTTGAAACGCTTTCCTTCAGGGAATTCCAGCTTGTCTGGGCAGCTGTGGACAGCGCCGTCATCGTTGTCGAAACACTTTCCTTCATGGAAGTGAAAGTCTGCGTTGCTGTTGTGGAAATGGTCTGAGTGCCCGTCTGTATGGATGTTTTAATGCTCTCCATTACAGTCGTTATGCTCGTTTGCAGGGCGGTAAGGGCAGTGCTCATCGACGTCTGCATCGTAGTAAATGCTGTTGACGCCGCCGTAGACGCGGTTTCACAGGCCGTCTTCAATCCTTCAATCGAGGCGCCAGACAGCGTCAGCATATTACTGAAAATTGCAGCCACTTCAGTGTCAGCGCCATCAAAGGCAGAGATCAGAGAAGCTTTCGCTGCATCACCAGCATCGCCCGATTTCGTTTCTGCGTCACTCGCAGCCGCATCATCGCTGGAGCCCCATCCAAAGAGCGAAGCAAACCAGCCACCAACATCACTCGCTACATTTTTTACGCCTTCCCACGTGCTGCTCGCCCAGGAAGCGACATCGCCTACTGCCTGTGAAATGGTTGATCCAATCGTAGAAAAAGTATCGCTGAACCATTTCGACACACCACCGTCGGCTGTAAAGGCTGCCTTGATATCTGCCCATGCTCCTGCGGCCCAGGAAGATACTGCGGCAACCTTACCGGAGATATCGATTCCATCAAACCAACTGCTGATGGTTGATGCCGCGGAAGAGAACGTATTCTTGATCGTATCCCATGCGCCGGATGTCCATGAAGTCACTTTACTTACAGCATCAGAGACATCTATTCCTTTAAACCATCCGCTGATCGTTGAAGCAGCAGAAGAGAAAGTGTTACTAATCGTATCCCATGCGCCGGATACCCATGAGGTTACTTTGCTCACGGCGTCAGAAACGTCTACTCCCTTGAACCAGCCGGAAATCGTAGTCGCAGCGGAGGAAAACGTGTTCTTGATCGTATCCCATGCGCCGGAAACCCATGAAGTCACCTTGTTCACAGCATCAGAAACGTCTATCCCTTTGAACCACCCACTGATCGTAGTGGCTGCCGAGGAAAATGTGTTCTTAATCGTGTCCCAAGCTCCGGAAACCCAGGAAGTCACTTTATTCACAGCATCAGAGACATCTATTCCCTTGAACCATCCACTGATTGTTGTAGCCGCTGAGGAAAATGTATTCTTTATGGTATCCCATGCGCCGGAAACCCATGAGCTGACATTACTTACCGCCGCTGTTACGTCAATTCCATTAAACCATCCTGAAATAGTTGATGCTGCTGAACTGAACGTGTTTTTGATTGTGTCCCATGCACCGGATACCCAGGAGCTGACATTGCTCACCGCGGCGGTCACATCAATCCCGTTGAACCAGCCGCTGATGGTAGATGCGGCAGATGAAAATGTGTTCTTAATGGTATCCCATGCACCGGAAACCCAGGAGCTCACATTACTTACCGCCGCAGTCACATCGATTCCTTTGAACCATCCACTGATGGTAGACGCGGCAGATGAGAATGTGTTCTTGATGGTATCCCAAGCGCCTGATACCCATGAGCTGACATTACTCACCGCGGCTGTCACATCGATTCCCTTAAACCATCCGGAAATGGTCGACGCCGCCGAGCTGAACGTGTTCTTGATCGTGTCCCATGCGCCAGAAACCCATGAGCTGACGTTGCTTACCGCAGCCGTCACATCGATTCCGTTAAACCACCCGCTGATCGTAGAAGCAGCAGAGCTGAACGTATTCTTGATCGTTCCCCATGCACCGGAAACCCAGGACGACACATTGCTCACAGCGGCAGTGATGTCAATCCCGTCGAACCAGCCGGAAATCGTTGACGCCGCTCCGCTCAGCCAGCCTTTGATCGTTCCCCAGGCTGTACTGGCCCAGCTTGTCATATCGCCCACAGCAGAAGCAATCAGATTACCTGCTCCTGAAAACCATCCTGAAATGGTAGAAGCAGCACCGCTGAAAATACCGGTAATGGTCGACCAGATCCCGCTAAAGAAATCTCCTACACCGCTCCAGGAAGTTTCCACACCTTCCTCCGCGCTGCCAAACAGGCCGGAGAAGAAGTCGATCACTGGCTGGAAAACCGATTTGATTCCTTCCCATACGCCACGGAAGAATCCGGCTACTGTAGACCAGACTGATTTGATTGTGTCCCAGGCTGAAGTGAAGAAGCCCGCGATACCTGACCATATGCCGGAGAAAAAGGTAGACACTGACGTCCACACAGTCTCCCAGTCCGTCCCAAACCAGCCAAGGAAAACATTAGCAACTGATTTCAGCGTGTTCAGTACAGTGGAGAATACTCCCTTGATACCCTCCCACACAGAGGAAAACAGGCTCTTGACGCCTTCCCATGCCTTGCTCCAGTCTCCTGTAAAAATACCAGAAAAGACGTCAAACAGGGAAGTCAGCACATCCAGCGCTGTCCCCAGAATTGTGGAAATGACTTCAAAAGCGCCTTCAAAAACCGGCGCCAGCAGTTCACAGAATCCATCCCATACTGCTTTGATTGCTTCCGTGATATCAGAAAACTCAATCCCCATGGCTGCAAGGCGCTCTTTGATACCGTCCACAAACTCTGTAAACTTCTGCTTCAGTCCTTCCCAGATTGCGGTTACCTTGTTCCTAAATTCTTCATTATTGTTCCAGAGGTTTATGAACGCGGCCACCAGAAGCCCAATCGCGGCTATAACAGCGCCAATGGGGCCGGTCAGCGCAGAAAATACTTTCGCCAGTGTGCCACCAGCGCCAACACCCAGTTTCGCCTGATTGACCAGAGTAAGGATGCCCTTTCCAAACGAAGAAACGGCGCTCAGGCCTTTACCGAGTCCGCTGGTCAATTTGCCGACTACTGTGATCACCGGCCCGATTGCCGCAACCAGCGCTGCCACCTTTATGATGGTGTTCCGGGTGCCTTCATCCATGTTTTGGAGCTTTTCCACAAACTGCTGGATCTTCGATACAATGTTTCGAATCGTGGGCATCAGAGCGTCACCAATCTGAATGGCAAGCTCCTGAAGCGCGGATTTCAGAATGGTGATCTGCCCGTTCAGATTGTTCTGCATGGTTGCCGCCATATCATCAGCGACGCCGTCACAGTTATCAATGGCAGAAGTAAGCTTGTCAAAATCTTCCTCAGATGAATTGACAATTGCAGCCCAGGCCGCCATGGAGTTTTTCCCAAAGATAGCGGACAATGCTGCTGCCTGTTCTGTTTCTGAAAGACCACTCATCTTTTCACGAAGATTTACCATTGTATCCCGCAGGTTAACGGAACCATCTTCATTGGTTTTCAGGGAAATATTGTATTTATCCATGTAGGTCTTCATCTGCTTCGTAGGCTTGGACAGATTGACCAAACCAGTACGAAGGGATGAACCTGCCTGAGATCCTTTGATTCCGGCATTCGCCATGAGGCCCAGAGCAACAGAGGCATCCTCGGCGGATATGCCCAGGGAGCCGCAGACAGGCGCACACATTTTGAATGATTCGCCCATCATGCTGACATTCGTGTTCGCATTGGAAGAGGCCGCTGCCAGCACATCGGCAAAATGACCGGAATCAGACGCTTTCAGCCCAAATGCTGTCAGAGCGTCGGTGACGATATCGCAGGTTGTTCCCAGATCTTCACCGGAAGCGGCCGCAAGGCTCATGATGCCATCCAAGCCCTCCAGCATATCATCTGTTTTCCAGCCCGCCATGGCCATGTACTCCATGGCTTCACCGGCTTCGGAAGCCGAGAACTTTGTCTTCGCTCCCATCTCCCGGGCTTTATCCCTCAGAGAATCAAACTGCTCCCCTGTAGCGCCCGAAATTGCCTGGACCTTGGACATCTGCTCGTCGAAATCCGCTGTTGTTTTCACAGCGGCAGTTCCCAAAGCAACGATAGGAGTCGTCACATAAGTGGTGAGTTTTTTTCCCGTATTCGTCAACTTTGTTCCGACGTTGTCCAGTGTTTTACCGACATTTCCTATTTTTGTCAGCGCTGTATTGGCATTAGCAGCTTCCTTGGCCAGTTTCGCAAGTTCCTGCTCTGTTTCAACAATCTCCCTCTGCAGAGCGTCATACTTATCCTGACCAAGGGTACCATTCTCCAGCTGGGCTTTTGCCTGCTCCTGTGCGGTCTTCAGGGTGTCCAGCTTTTGTTTGGTTCCTTCAATGGCCTCCTTCAGCAGTTTCTGTTTCTGGCTGAGGAGCTCTGTATGGGAAGGATCCAGCTTCAGCAGTTTTTCAACGTCCTTCAGCTGGGATTGGGTGCTTTTGATTGAGGAATTGACACTCTTCAGCGCGTTTTGCAGCCCTGTAGTATCGCCACCGATCTCAACTGTAATCCCTTTTATTCGTGAACCTGCCATTCTTCCCCCTCCTTCCCTTCAGAATCTGTCACGTTATCACAAGAAAATGATACCCACGATTTTCACTGGAGCATTGGAAATTCGATGCATCTTTATGATTTGGGCGTGGATATCATGCTCAGAACGAATCGAAATCCGCCTGATCAGCCACATAGGCGTATTTCTCAGAATCGTTTCCTTTTTCAATCCAGATTTCAAGCACCATCCCGATAGTCAGGAGATCGAGATCCTCCATGGAAAGCCCGACCTCCAGACACCTCAGGATGAAAAGCGGGGTGGTCATTTCCCGCTCTGTGCTTCTTCGTTTTTTTTAGCGGATACATCGGTGAACAGGTTGTTGCCCCACAGTTCCAGAATCTGGGGCAGGATTTCGTAAATGGAGAACATCTCGAACTGATCAAGCCACTCATCAATCGTTCCCGGAATCGTGGGATCCGCATGCAACGCCATGATGTACGCCACGTTTTCAAAGATCTCCAGATCCTCAATCTCCAGCTGTTCTTCCCCATCCTCCCGTTTCTGATAGGACTTCTCCAGCCGGGCCAGGTCCTTGAAAATATCCCGGCGGAACTTCAGCCGATACAGGCGCGGGATGGTCGCAGACGATTTGAATGTGACTTCCTTCCCGTTAATGCTTACAGTTTTCTGAATCATATTGCTCCTCCTCAGCCTTCAGGCACAGTCGTTTCTTCTTCGCCCTCATCATCTTCCGGAATTTCCGAATTCGCAGGGCAATAGACGGCCTTATACCAGTCGGTATAAACCGAGTCGGTGGTGTCATCTCCGGTACGTGCCTTGACCAGACCATCCTCCCGCGGATCAGCCGTCAGGCTCAGCGTTTCCGTTCCGGGCTCAATGTTGTCTTCCTTGGTGGAAGAATCGATCGTGGGCCGCTTGGACACAGAGCAGTTGTACAGCACATGCCGGATCGCATGCTTATCTCCATCGAACTCAAACAGCAGCGCGAAGCATACCGCTTCCAGGCTCTTGTTGGTCTCGATGAAAACGTTGGTGGAAGCCTTCACTGCCTGCAGCACCCGTTCCCTGAACCATTCAGGAATCAGCGCAATCTCCGGATCGCCGGAGTACCCGTTGTTGGAAGCGCTGCGGAAATACACAATGCCATCCGCATAGAAGGGAGAAGTTTCACCCTCTGCATCCAGTGACAGAGAAACCGCGCCGGGGATTGCCAGTGGAGTTTCATAACTGAATGTACCCTCCTGGCTCGTGGTCATGATGGCCGCATGGACATTCTTCAGGTTGTACTTAATCTTGTTCTTGCTCATAAATTACCTCCGTCGAAAATAGCACTTCGTACAGTCTCTCTTCTGAGATCCATACTTCGCTTTTGTCATAAAAAACACCGTGCCTGTCGAGCACGGATTCAATCTGCATCTCCACATCTGGCTGTTTCCTGTCGGTATACAGCTCAATATGAAGGTCGTTGATCTTTTTATATACCGTCCCATCTGCAGCAAAATTGTTTGAGGATGGAAATAAAAAGATCAGAAAAGGTGGTTTCGGGGATTCCCCCTCTTCGAAATGGTCATAGGCAAGCGGAAGCCCTGTTTCCTCCAGCATGTCCACGATTTCCGTGTAAGTCAACATCATCCCTCCAGTGCCTTCGCAATATCATTCTCCAGCTGTTCAATTCCAAGCTCTTCTGCAGGTTTAATATGCGGAATGGCTCTGACCCTGCCGCCTCCGCGTTTTGCGTGCCCATTCTCCAGCAGATGCGCAATCATATATCTGGAAGGGCTGTAAACCGTCACTTCCAGGCTGACTGAGCTTTCCGCCGTCACCTTCGTTGACCAGGACTTGGCGTACCTGCCTGTTCTCACCGGAGCGGAACTGTTGATCTCATCCTTTACTGTTTTCCCCGCGTCCCTGACCGCTTTTTTCATGCCCTCTGTGGACAGTTTCTGATACTTTTCCAGTTCTTCATTGACAGCCTCCGCCAAGGCATCAATCTTGATTGATCTGCTCATTGCCGGGTCTCCTTCCTGCACTTGAACCGGATGGTTTTCCCCTGATAGTTCATCATATCAACAGAGAGGATGTTATAAGCTTCATTTCGGAAGCTTACCCGGTATCCGGTTGAAGATACTCCTGCCAGTTCAGGGCAATACCGGACCTCGAAGGTGATTTCCCTTTCCTCATCAATTACTTCATTTCCGCTTTCATTCTGCGCATAAGTGCTTGCGTACGCAAAACAGCTATAGATTGTTTCCCAGCTGCTTGAGTGATTTCGATAGGCGTCAACGAGGACAGTACGTTTCTGGAAAGCAATCCTCTCCTTCATTCTGGCGATAGCCTGTGCCATCAAAACACCCCTTCCCGGATGGAGAAGAGCAGATTCCGCAGGGTAAGAACCAGATCGTGATGATCAGCTTCCTCTCGATGCTCATACAGGTAACCAAGCGCATAAAGAATAGCAACCCGGAGAATTTCCTTCATCTGCAAGATTTCCGCCTTGCTGAATTCTTCAGTATGAATTGTCAGGTTTTTCCGCATATTTGCGGTATATTCAGCGATTCCTTTCCACTCGGTTGTTGAAAGCCGCGCCACATCCATACAGATCATACAGGCGGATGAAAGCAGAGATGCAATCAGGCTGTCCTCATAGGCTGAATCAACCCTCAGATAGGCTTTCGCTTCTGAGAGCGTCACAAAAGCACCGTTATTCAGATCTTCATCCTGTTCTATGGCGGAATCTTCAGTCAGGTTTTCGTCTGCCATCTTCATCCTCCTTCCCGGTCACGGAAAGAACAGCGGGCAGAGGAACATCCCCTGAACCCGCCGTTTTCCGGACTGTTATTCCGTCACAGGCGCAGCGATACTAATCGTCACAGCAACTTCCGCGTATCCATCCGCGTCCAGCGTGATAGTCTTAGGCGACTCCTTCACTTCATCCGCCTTGATATACAGCACAAATTCGCCATCCTGGTTCAGCCCCACAGACGCCGCTTCGGAAGCATCCGCAGCCGTCAGCGCTTCCCCGTTATACTTTGCCAGCGTCACAGAAGAAAGGCCGGTTCCGATACCAAGGCCAATCCACTTGTGCGTTCCCTGTGCGGGATTGGAGCTGGTGGATTCCTCAAGGTCATCCACATCCACGGTAATGATGATCGCATTATCGGTAAGTTCCACCGACGCCTTAGCGTTATTCGCCGCGGCAACCTGATCTGTCAGGCTGGGGGCAAGACGTACAGAAAGATTCCAGGCGTCAGGAACCATGATGCCGGCATTCTTCAGTTTGTTCAGAAGAGCATTGAAGTCATTTTTCAGAGTGGCAACAGCCGTCGCTGTGCTGGCGTCCTGATTCTCAGCAGCATTCTTTTCTCCGCCGGCGGTTCCGCCGCTGCCGGGAAAGTTCTTCACTTCAGCGCCTTCCTCAAACTCCAGCACTCCGCCGATGACGGTACGATCGCCGCCATCCGTGTTATAGTTTTTCGTGATAAAGCTCATACGATCCCTCCTTCATAATCCCCGCCAGAGGAGTGCCCGAAGGCAATCCAGAGGCGGGTCTGTGAATCATCAGCCGTTGGCGGCAGCCGCGGTACCGGCCATCTTCAGGT